TGTGATACACCATTTTTTAGGTCAACACTATTGTACGATTTTAACATACTATCAATAAATTTAGCGTCTGAAATACCCGTATCTGTTCTTCTATTTACTAATTTAAATCGTTTTTGGTATACCGATTTTACCTTATCAAATTCACCTAATGTTTTAGGATATAGGTTATGATTGTTTACAAAGAACAAACTTTTATTATCTCCTATACCATATTCTTTTAATAGTTTTGCTAATAAATCTACAGGTACTTTACCTATACGAGCTGCACCAGCACCTTTAAACTTACCATCAAATTTTAAATTCTGATTGAAACCTTTTCCGTTTTGTCTTATCTGAAATTCGCATACATCATTAGAAGATTTTATATCTATTCTCATATCAGCAGACACTAAAGTTTTATCTGACTTGTTACCCATTTTCATAACTGATCTATCTAACTTCATTACAAACTTACTGTCTTTCATTAATGCATTTTTAGTATTAACTTCTTCGTATCTAGCTTCTTTACCTGATACTTTCTTTAATGATATACCTGCTAACTTATGTTTTGAGTATAGTATTTTCATTACATCATTTAATTTAGATATAGATACTGACTTTCCTTCCATTGCTTTATTGATAGTTTGTCTTACATTATTTTCATTTGATATTAACCATATGTCGGCAGGATTCCAACTATCTTTTTTAGATATTTTAAACTTATCATTTATTACTTTAGATATGTAATCCATAAAACCACCGTCTCTATTATATTCTGTAAATGTTTTACCTCTAAAAACTTCTAACATCTTTTTTTGTTGTGCATAAAAACTTGATAACCATTCATCTTCCATTACGTCTGGATATATGGCCACTAAATCTTTATACTTCGGGTCTTTAGATATATCTTCAGGTCTTGTATATCTAATCTTATCTTTTAATGCTCTTTTAATAATCCAAAGTGAGGCAAGTTCTTGTTTCTGTACAACTGTTGCGTCTAATTGTTTTACTGACTTCTTACCTGTTTCTATAAATCTTATTTTGTATTCTTTTATTACAAAGTCAGCAGATTTTTTAGCACCATTCCTAACTACTGCCTGATACTTTTTATTTAAAGTAGGCAATACTTTTTTTAGATTGTCTGGCGACATCTTTATAATGTATGTTCTTGATTTAGTTACTGGAGAATCATCACCATAATAGGCGCCCTCTACCATTAACTTTAATAGAGAAGTAAACTCACTCTTTAAGTTTGAGGGTACGTGTTGTAATAACTTTGATACTGTTGCTATATTGTATGCCATAACTTTCTTATACCATATTTATAAGAAAGAGGCAAGCAAATTATATGTTGTTGCACCATAGAAATTTAGGAATACCACCGTTCATCTCCCAAACTCTATGTTTATTCTGAAATTTTACTAATTTATCTGCGTCTTCCTCAAAGAAATATGTTCCTATTATATTATTTGTAGGTTTTTCTTTTACTTGCCAAATAATCTTACGACCTCTCTTAACCATCTTTTTAGAATAGTGTAGTTTATCGTAGTCTTTATCAGCCTTTGGTCTTCTATCAGATTTACTAAATCTTACTTTTTGTGTCTTAGCCATTATACTTTAAAATCTGAAAACTTATCATAAGGATTTATTTCCTTTTTCGTTTCAGTTCCTTTATCTACTATATTTTGTGCGTTGTTTTCTACATCATATAATTTCATTTTTGATCTATCTACACCTAGAATAAATGATCTATGAAAAGAAGGATCATTATATCTATTCTTTAACTGTTTTACTTTCATCTGGCCTAGTTGTTCTAGTTCTTCATTTGACATCAAGGCAAACATAAAGTCAGCAGTTGCCGGAAGACCAAATGATTCAGACGTATCTTCTAAACCAATGTCTGTAGAAACAAAACCAGTTCTAGTTGTTTGTGTAGCACTGAATATAGGTAGATCAAACTCTACTGCTAGACCTCTTAATTCTTCAGCGATGGCTTTAATATAAAAGTAAGATGATATATTACCACCTTTAAATCTACTTGATGAACATATGTTTAGATAATCAATAAACACCACTTGTGGTTTAAAAGATTTCTTTAACGCAAGTTCATTTAACAATGCTCTAAAGTGACCACTATGAGCAGAAGCTGTTGGATATTCTTTAATAATTAATTGACCTTTAGTTTTATCTTGTACTTTTTTTAGTCTATCGTTATATACATCTTTAGGTAAGGAATGTAAATCATCCATAGTTACATCTAATAAGTTAGCGTCTATTCTTTCTGCAATTCTTTCCTCTGCCATTTCTAAAGTTATGTACAATACATTTTGGCCTTGTGCAAGAAAACTAGCAGCTACGTGACACATAAACAAAGATTTACCAACACCTGTACCTGCAAGAGCAATGTTTAATGTTTTACTTGGTACACCACCTTTGGTAATCTTGTTGAAATAACTTAAATCAAATTGAAACTTTTTCTCTTTAGTGTGATACCATTTATATCTTTCATCACTATCATTTAAATAATCGTGACCAATATGATTGTCAAATGATACTGCTAAGGCGTCAGCCAATATACTTGGTATTGCCTCTGGCGATCTTTCTTTATCTTTCTTATCTAGTATTTTAATACCCTCTAGTACTGCGTTATGTACTGCTCTGTCTTTACAAAACTTTTCTGTAGTATCTACTAACCAATTTTGATCAACGTCTTCAGGATTTAATACTTCTAATAAATCTTTTACTGATCTAACTTCTTCATCGTTAAGGTCTTTTCTGTTACCCATTTCAACGAGTACAGTTTCTTTAGTAGGAAGATTATTATATTTTGCAATGAATTTATATATTTCTGCAAATAAGATATGTTCTTCTCTTTTAGAAAAATATATATCTTTTAAGAAAGGTATTGACTTTCTCATGTACGGCTCATTGTACATTAAGTTTCTTAATATTGTTTGTTCTATTCTTTCGTTATTCACCAAACTCTACCTTTCCATCATTTAATTGTTGTTCCATTACTTCTATTAATATGTCACCAATAAAATCTATAAATTTTGATTGGTTAGTAGATACTACAGAAAAGTTTTGTAAAGATAAAGCAATCTATAATGCAATCGTAGAGGGTGTTGGTATTATAGATGGTAGGTCTAAAGATAAGACACCAGATTCTATTCCAAACATTTTAACCGAGGCACTTGCAGTTTCATTTGATAACTCTGTGGGTCATGATTATCTGGAAGATTCAGAATCTAGATTTGATTATTATCATCACAAAGAAGAAAGGATTCCTTTTGATTTAGAATTCTTTAATAAGATTACTAAAGGTGGACTTCCACCTAAGACTTTGAATATTGCACTTGCTGGTACAGGTGTTGGTAAATCATTGTTCATGTGTCATCAAGCTGCAAATTGTTTATCACAAGGAAAGAATGTTTTATACATCACTTTAGAAATGGCAGAAGAAAGAATCGCAGAGAGAATAGATGCAAACATGATGAATATTAGTATTCCAGATTTACATGAGTTACCTAAAAAAATGTTTGATGATAAGATTACAAGATTACAAAAGAAAGCAAAAGGTAAATTAATCATTAAAGAATATCCTACTGCATCTGCTCATAGTGGACACTTTAGAGGATTACTCAAAGAACTTGCCATCAAGAAATCTTTCAAACCAGATATCATCTTTATTGATTATCTAAACATTTGTGCATCAAGTAGATTCAAAGCAGGAAGTTCTATGAACTCTTACACTATCATCAAGTCTATCGCAGAAGAACTTCGTGGACTTGCAGTAGAAACTAATGTTCCTATTATGTCGGCAACTCAAACAACTAGAAGTGGTTTCTCTAATACAGATGTTGGACTTGAAGATACCTCAGAAAGTTTTGGATTACCTGCAACGGCTGACTTAATGTTTGCATTGATATCCACAGATGAACTAGAAGAACTAAATCAAATCTGCGTCAAACAATTAAAGAACAGATACAATGACCCTACAATGAATAGAAAGTTTATCATTGGAATAGATAGAAATAAAATGAAACTATTTGATGTAGAACTCAAAGCACAAGATGAACTTGTAGACCACGGTCAAAGTGAAGTACCCGTTGCTGATAAAGGACAAGGATTTGGTAAAGGACAAGGCCCTAATCTATCTGGTAGACCAGATGATGTAAATCCATTCTCAAAAACAGGTCAAGAACAATCCAAAGAAGACAAATATGACAAATTCTCTAAGTTA